TTTAAGCAAAGCTTTTCTTATTTTTTCATAATAATCATCAGGAACTCTACCTGCGTCATGCCTTCGTTTCCAAACACGTAGTGACGCTTCTATCTTCTTAGGCCAAACTTTTTCAAGTCTTTTTTGGCCAATTTCCATTTGTTTTGCAAAGTCGTCTTTGTCAGTCATTATTTATTTCCTCCACAAATACAACGTATCTTTCATTCATTGTATCATAGTAAGAATTAATGAACTTGAATCGTGTATTTCTTGCAAAAAGCACTTCACTTTCTTTATCATTTACACCAATCGATTCATCTATATGGCTTAAATCAACACCACTATGATATTTCCCAATAATCATATGAATCAATTCATCCCCTTCGGCATAATGACCTTTGCTTGTTGAAATATAAGCTTTATCTTGGTAATATCCTTGTTTTTCCCATTTTTCAACATATTCTTTTGCATCTTCCTCACCTTGTAATGAGAAGGAATATGAAAAATCTCTTGAAACTGGTTTATCAGATCTATATTTTGGTAGTTTAGCCAATGCCTCGTCAAGATTATTAACTAATTTTTGTTGATCATCACTTAATTTAACATCATTTCTAAGACAGTCATTTAATAAATAAGATTCCGCACTCATGTATTGTTTCAATGCTGCAACTTTGTCAAAGCCTATAATCTTCTCCATCTTTTCAGAAGTTAAAGGATGATCATCATCAGTAAGTAAACCTTTATCAAGTTGCCATTCAGCGTACTTATCTTCATCAACCCAGTATGCACTGATTGCACATCTGCAGTTGGGATGTACAGGAATATCTGGAACATCTTCAGTTCGATAAACACCTAATCCATACCTTGTGGCGTCTTCTCTAATACCAATGCATATTTTGCAAGCCCCAGGTTCAAGGTGCCACTTGCAGAAGTCATAACCATTATCCTTTAAAGATTTGACCTGAGCTTTGTGCTGGACCCTTGCTGACTCAGTCCTGGCCAGTCGCTCAGAAGCATACACAGCATTCTTGAATGTGTCACTGACCTGGTCTCTAAGGTACCTAGCCATTTCACGTGGATTAGAACCTCTGATAATTCCAGTAGCAAGGATACCGTCAAGCTTAGCCTTTAACACATCAGTATTAGCCCATATTCGCTGACTGAACACGCCGTTAGCAGATTGGACACTGATTAAGTTCATAACCTCTCTATCGGTCCACAAGCTAGCATTTTTTGCACTTAAGCCTAGTATTCCGGCCTGACGTTCCATCTCTTTGATGTAATCATCATAGAGCTTATCAGCTATCTTAGCCTGGATATCCATACCAAGGTTAAGATTGTGTACTGCAATCTTAGATTTCATCAGCTCCAGCTGATTTACTCTCATGGTTGCGTTGTACACCTTAAGCCTTGCATTTACCTCAGGAGAGAAGTCCTTTCGAGTAACCTTGTGTCCAGCTTTCATCAATTCATTGGCATGGTCAACTGCTTGCTTAGCTAATCTTTCATACTCAGCCATTTGAGAGGCAGTGACTAGGTTCTGTACTCCACCAATCTTATCAATATTAGCTTGAATCTCTTTATTGATATTGTCGATTGCTACTTGATAAGCACGGTCTAGCTCTTTGTTGAATCGTTCATCCTTGGCCAGTTGCTCTTTCATCCAAGCCTGCTCAGCGGACTCACGTGCATCCCAGTAAGCACTACTCTTCCTGTTCGGCATTGTTCTTGTCCTCGTCTGGTTCTTGCTTGTCGTTATCCTGCTTCATAAAGTCCGGCATAGCATCAGCAACCTTTTGTGCTTGCTTAATCTTATCTTCTTGCTCTTGGTCCATAGCCTTGATTTCAGAAGCTGGATCATCAACAAAGGATAGCAATCCGAGTTGCGTCTTCTTGCTGATGATACCTTCAGCATTCCGAGCGCTGTTAACTTCATCTGCAACGTTGGCTGGTAAGTTACGAATAAACTTAAAAGTTAGGTCGGACCATTTATTTTTTGAACTATCAGGAAGTGCAGTACCAACACTAAAGATAATCTGATACAGGTGTCTTAATGAATGAACGAATTTCCGTTCCTTGTTTGAAGCACGGTTCTTCATTGGGAGGAGCTTATACTGGAGTGCAACACCTGAGCTATTACCGCTGAATGCTTGGTCGTTCATGTTAGGAATCATGGCTGTTTGGAATATCCATTCGGTCAGTCTATTGATAAGGTTCTCTTGCATGTTGTCGCCATCTGGCTTAGATACGAAGCCAATCTTACCGTTTACTGCTGTATCAGCTGGAGCATAAATGAAACGATCGTTCTTCAAATCAAGCTTAGGTTGTCCTGTATCTCTATCCTTTTCTAATTGAATACCGAGCATGTATAAGTAAGCATTGTCGAAGTATTCAACCTGGTTAGCTTTCTGACTAAGTGCACGGTCTAATTCGTTGATAAGGGTGATACAACCATCAAACACACCTTGTCTTTCCTCATTCTCATAGAACTCAACAGCTGGAACTAACTTATACAAATTAGGAGTAGGTTCAGGACTAATTGTTGATCCTACAAAGTCATAACTAGCGTCAGAATAATAGATAGTCCCTTTAGCGGTTGCGTCACTTGAATTGTCATAGTGATAGCGTACAAATGCTAATGGCTCACGATTGACTGTGTCATCATAGACCATAAAAGCATGGCTTGGACTGCAGTATGTAACTCTAGTCTGACTATCCTCATCTTGATAAACAAAAGCATAGGACTTGCCATAGATGTCAGCTTGCTTGGATATTTCGTTTAACTTATCCACAAAGCTATTCACGTTGTTCCAGTCTTGTAGTGCTTGGTTGTCTTTATCATCATCAAGTGAAATCTTAGGTGCAATTCCTGAGAAGAAGCCGTTGTATGTATCTACTAAGTACTTAGGCAAGTTAACCACTAGTCGGTTGTCTGCACCTGTTTGCTTAGCTGGCTGTTCCAGTACTGGGTGGTGTCCTAAGTAGTAGTCCATATTAGTGCGATAATGAGGCTTGAGATGGCTATCGTTGTAATTGATAAACTCAATTAAATCATTACCAGTAAGTTCTGTGTCTTTGGGATAAATAAAAGAGCGATTACTTGAAATCGCTCCTTTGCCTTGAAATATTTTGTTGTTATCGTCTGCCATACTATCCTCCTAAATAGGTCTTAAAAGTCATTGCTGCTGGTGCCAAGTGCTGGTTATAAATTGCATACCTCATGGCGTCCATCACGTCATCGTTTTCTTTGAGTGGCTCACCGGTCTGTTCATTCCAAATGTACTGATATATCTCATCAAAAAAAGACTCGACAGCTCCTTTTTTCACAAAGAAGTGTCCAGTCTTCATTAGTTTGGCTACAGATTCAACGCCGGGAAGTATTGCCTTCTTAGCGTTAAATGCACTGATATTTGCTGTTTGAAATTCGTTAAGGTTATCAGGGCGAGCTGAGTCGCACCAGAAGTTGATGTTGTGACCGTACTTATCCTGAATCTTGTGTGCCAAGTCTACCCAATAAGAGATAAACCTGTGCTGATGAGTGTGTTCTTCAATCAAGTAAGTGTTGCCTTGCTCATCATCTCCGAATACAAGTAAGCTTCCCTTGTGTTCGAACCCCCAGTCGACACCGCAATAGCAAGTCAAACCATCAGGGACTTTATCAACGACCATTCTCTTTTTATCGAAATCTGGATAAACAACTCCATCACCAGTTACCCACAGTCCTTTGATATTCCGGTCATAAAACATCCCACTTGGAGTTGAAGCTTTGAGTGTTTTAACGTAGTCAGGATCTAAGAATGTGTTGTCATCAATCGTAAAATTGTAAACCTTAATCTTAGCTTCTGGTTTCTTGTTATCTATGTACTTAGCCTTGAGCCAATGTGTAGGTGTGTCTGGGTTAGTGTCGCAAATTATCCTAGCATTCGGTTGTGAGCAACGCTGGATAATTTCCTGAAAGACAGCATAGGTAGCAAGCGATGCTTCGTTAACGTATGCACCATAGCTTGTCATACCACGAATAGCACCTAACCCACGTACACTACCTGTATAAGCTGGAACAACCTCGACACCAAACAACTTAAAGTGTCGATGGCTATCAAACTTAATTTCGATACCAAAGGTAGAACTAAGCTCACTAATAATGTTGTTGTAAATTGAACCATTGCTGAACCCTGCAAGAATGTACTTAGGATTTGTATCATTAGTTCTTTTTGCAAGCTCAGCAACCCGTCTTAGCTCTAGCAGGAATATATAGTTATCGATGTAAGTCTTACCAGAACGAACAGCACCAGACAGAATCATTGTCTTCCAGTCATCATTCAGATAGCTCTTCAGGACTTGTATCTGCTTTTTGGTCATCAGATTTTCTAGTGCCATCTTGAGCCTCCTCCATAACTTTATCTAGCAATGCTTCTAACTGCTCACTCTTACTATCACTGACTCTTTCAGCAATCTTAGCCTTTGCTTCACTAATACGAGTATCAGCAAGCAACTTTTTCATTCGAACCTTAGCAAGTTCTCTTTCTTCAAGCGATAGTTGGCTGTCATTGTACTTGTCTCTCCAATTGTTCTTGAGCCAGAATATGATTGCAGTCAAATTACCACTCATCGCTCGTTCAAACAGCTTATTTTCCACTTCAAGCCGTGTGACTTCCCTGCCCTTTTTTAAGGCCTCATTTAACTCACTATGTTCATTTTTCCATCTGTATAACGTTCCAACCCTAATGCCCATATTGTGAGCTATCTGTTCATCAGTCAGCCCGTTTCTTTTCCAACCTGTAAGAAGGACTAGGTTTTCAGGCTCTAGCCACTTCTTGTACTGGGCCTTCGCCATACTAGCCCTCCTTTCTAAATTTGAGCAAAATAAAAAGCCAGCTTATTCGCTGACTTTCTCGTCATCTTTATTCTTATTAGTAGAAATATCATTAACGTCTGTTAATTCACTTATTTTATTGAAAAAGGTACCAACTAACACCAAAAATGCACTACCACCAAAAATACTTCCGATAATTTTGTGATTACTCATAATCAGCCAAAAGGAACCAATCATAAAAATAGTACAAATCAAAGCAAGAATTATCATAGAGGCCCATGCTAGCCGACCTCTTCTTTTTTGTCGTGCAGATTCAAGTTTTCGTCTATGCTCTGATTCGGCTATACCGTTATCAATTATTTTCTTAGCAGCACCCTTATATAAAGCATCATATCCAGCTAAAATTTTAGGATGTGGAATAGGTCCACTATACATTTCCATCGTAGCAATAATATTTTCTTTAGCATCAGATGTTAAATCAGGATTTTTTCTTACTTGCTCAATAATTTCTTGGTCTGCTTTGGTAATCTTGCTTTGCTTAGAGTCTGGTAGAGTTTCTTTATTTTGTTTTTCCCAAATTGATTATACTCCGCTTCATATCTATTCCTATTTTTTCCCAATCGTTAGTTGTAAATCCACCATAAGATTCTGATTGAGTTGTAACTTCATTTTGTCTTTGACGTTTACTTCCAAATAGAGCATCTGGGATTTCAGCAATATTTTCAGTAATAGCTTTTATGCTTAAATTAATAAATTGTTGCATAACAAACGCTCCTTCTGTCATATTTCATTTTTTGATGTAATTAATGCACATAATTTGCACATTAATTACACATAAATCGTACTCAAATAAATTTTAACCCATTTGAAAAAATTTTTAAACAAAAAACCCAGCACCGAATGCTGAGTTATAAATTGTTTGTAGAACCGCTAGGTAACCTTCGTAATATCCCTAGCACCCGCTCGCATCAAATGGGCAATCTAATGGTCGTCGCAGGTTATAGCATGTGCAGGAGTCGAACCCACACTAAGCTTCCGAAGCATACTACGGAAATTTAACATTATTCAAAAAATAGAAGTGTCGGCTTGCTGTTAAAAAACGAGGTATCCAACAAGCCTATGTTCGGCAAGCGGACTTGCACCGCTTCTAAGCACTAGCACCGAACTATTCCTTAGCGGATGAGTCATGAACAAAAACGTATTTAGCATCAAGGCCCATCTTCAATTCCTTGATAATACTACTTTATCATGATTAATCGCCGACTGACCGCCGATAAAGCGCCGATGAATCGCCGATTTTATTTATAGCAGTGTAAATCAATAAACTTACCAACCTTTGCTACTACTTGCCAATGGTCAAACCTATCAGCAAACTCACAGAGAGCGTATCGCTTAATCTCACGAAACCTGCTGGAGCTATATCCAACCATTTGAGCAACAGCCCAATTCGATTTTTCTTTAACGTATAGCTCAATTAAGATTGTTTGAACTGGAGTTCTTGAAGAATTGCTACAGTTCAATAACGTTAAATCTACCGCCTTAACAATTGCCTGTGCTTCTAAATTACGTAATAGCTTAATCTCCTGTGCATTACCATTTGAGCCAGAGATACCTGTAATATCCGCTTTAGGTGAAGCTAAGTCTAATCTATGCTTACCTGCATATCTAAGATAACGTTCCAAATCATGTGTCAGGAAGCGTTCCACAATTCTTGCAGTTTTCTCTGTATCAATATCCATCCCATAATCCAATGAAACTACCTCCTGTAACATAATCAACACCTCAACCTTATAATTTCAAAAAAGCCACTATAAACACAATTAGTGATAAGACTGGAACATAAAAAGTATCAAATCTATCCCACACAACCATCAATGCAAAACTAATAAATAGTAGCAACATACTGATATACATAGCTGTTGCTTTAAAAAGAAATGCAGCTAATTTTTTCATATCTAACTCCTACTTGTATACTGGTAGTTCAAACGCTTGCGTACTACCAATAATCATCAAACTATATGCTCTAATACTTACACCAGTTAGATTTAATGGCTTACCATTAGTTTCTACGACAACGCTCACTGAGTTACTATCACTGTAGAATTTCAAGCTAATTTTTCTTTTTCCAACTTCATATCTTCACTAGTAATATGATTATTCTTTCCCACTTCTTTTAAGAACACATCTTTACATAGTTTCTCAATATCTTTCATCCCATCACTCTTTCGTACTTTGATTAGTTTTCCGTCTAATTTAAAACCTATTGACATTGCTTTTCACCATGTTTCTTAATGTAATCATCCAATAAAAACACCTGTATTTTTTTCTGCTTAAGCTCTTCACTAACTTCAATTCCTGCTACAACACTTATTTCATATAGGAAGTCATATTCTAAATTATTAGATCTAAGATATTTTAATAACTGCTTACCAGTAATTGGCATTATCATTACCTCTTCAAATTAGTGTTTAGCTTTCTTCATTTAGTACTCTTTCTTATTGAATCCGCTTCTACTATCAGGCGCTTTATACAAAATTTCTAATTGTTCTTGGGTCAAACTTTCAAAGAATCGCTTTATCTTTTCTGCATCAATCATCTGTGTTATCTCCTTAATTTTCCAAATCTCGAAGCAGGTAATAGCCCGTGTTAGTACGTTCAAATAAATGCTGGTACTTCTCTTCTTTGAAAAGCTGTTCAGCACAGTGTTTTTCTACCAGCAGTTGACCCCGGTGATACTCTAACTTGAACTTGTTAAAGTCGATGATGAAAGTAGCGCAATTGCTGTAGAGCACATCAGCTGGATAAATCTTAAATCCTGAGAGTTTTAATTCTTTGTAAGCTTGGCTCTGGGTAAACTTAATAGCAATATCTTTAAGCTTCTTATACATCTCTGTGTATCTAAATGCTTCAGGAAGCTTCTCGTACGTAATCATATAAATGTAATCTGTATTAATTGCAATTGCTTCTTCGCTATCCAGATATCTTTCTACAGTTTCAAACTCATAATCAGTGATTGTAATTGTCTTAGCACTTGGCAAGTACACCAACTTCTGGTCCTTGTACCGATTAACAAAGTCTTGGATAGTTGCTGGCTGAAATCCACTGTCTAAGTGGCTAGTATAGATTGTTTTAGGACTACCATATGGATCATCCTTGTAGTCAATTCTTACTACTCTCTTTAATCTTGGCTCTTCGTTCTTGTTTACATATGCTGTCACTGTTAAATCTCCTCTGCTTCACAATCTTCAAAGGTCATAGTATCGTCTGCTGCTCCAATTTCGATTAGTGCATCCCTCAAACAATTAAATTCTTCTTCAATATTTATTTCAGCAAGACACTTTTTGGAACAATATAAGTAGCCTCCATGGTCCTCATAAATCGGCATAATATCCGACATATCCTTTTTACAATTTTGACAATAAAAGACATCATCTTTTAATTTTTCTTCAGTCATCTTCAAATCTCCTCTACTGATACATCGACCCTTGGCTTTTCTGCATATTGCTTAGTTACCTTGAGTTCGATTACTTGTTTGTCATCTTTATAAACCACACCATTCATACCGTCTAATACTGCCTTAGCAATATTATCTGCGTCTGGTGTTCTTGCAGGTCTAATCTCCCCAGAAATCTTGGCCTGCTTTTTTCTTTTAGAATCACTTTTAGCAACTCCAAAATAGGCACTAATACATACTCTAATATCGCTATCTAATGGTTCATCAAAGAATGCTAGGCTGGCGCTTTGAGCAACCTTGTATTCGTACATCTTTGTTCTTTCTGGTGTGTATACACCGTGTCCGGTCCGATTAGGCCGTGGTCTTTCCTTACCAAATGGCTTACCATCAATCGAAAAACTGATCTCCATATCCCTTTGTTCTAACTCCTACTGCACATATATAATCTTCCCCGTTTTTTAAATCACCAAAATATTTTTGAACACACTCCATGCTGTAGCCTAATTTATCCAGCTTCCGATATAAATTAGTTGCTGAGACTCCTAAATATCTGGCAATATCAGCTAAACATGAAGCATATAATGGTCGATTAAACCTTGGATTACTTGGTTGCTTTGATACCAGCTTGTAAGCATACATTTTCCTAATAGGGATGCTTTTTGAATTTGCAATCTTATAAACCCACGCTGCTCTTACATTTAACTTTTCTGAAATTTCTCTCGGAGAAACACCATACTTCAATAAGCTTTCTGCCTTTTCTACTAATGCAGCAGGTTTCTTTTTTATATACTTAGCCTTATCTTCAACCTTTACTTCAAAGTATTGATTCTTTTCTTCTGAAACAATCTTCTCTCTAAGCATGTTAAGCAAAGAATTATCTTCCGGTACTGCCGATAAACTACCAAATTCAGCTTCTAACTTAGCTATAATTGCTAAGCGTTCACTCAGCTTCAACTTTCTGCTTTGCCGTGGTTCTTTTCTATACTGGATAATGACTTCTCTACCAAGTGGCATCACGTTGAAATCATCAGTGAGGTTACCTCTGTTGATTAACTTTTCATCAAGATGATATTTACTACGTCCATATTGAGCTACAAAATATATCATATTATCTACACTGGATACTAAGCTGTGCCTTCTTGATAATCTGTGCCAGAGATAATCTTTAGGACGTCCTAAGAAGTAATTGGCTTCAAGGGATGATCTAAATTCTTTGACCTCATCTGCTTCTTTATTAGCACCTAACTTAATTAACTTTACTGTTGTCTTTTGCATAATAATCACCTAAAACGGTAAGTCATCTGCACTAATATCAAGTGCATTGCCAACATCAGCAAATGGATCTTGTGTATTAGTTGAGGTTTGCGTTGGAACTGGTGGTTGATTGGTAGTTGCTGGAGCTGGTCCTTGACTTTGGTTATCTGATTTACTGCCAAGCAATGTAAAGTTATCAACAATAACTTCTGTTACATAAACTCGCTTACCATCTTTATCGTCATAAGTTCTAGTTTGAAGTCGACCATCAATTGCAAGTGGGCTACCTTTATGTGTGTACTGGGAAATTAGCTCACCTGCTTTTCTCCAAGCTACACAGCTGATAAAATCAGCGCCATTCTTATCACTGCCAAACTTTCTATCAACTGCTAGCGTAAAAGTAGCAACTGATATGCCACTTGACGTAACTCTTAAATCTGGGTCTTTAGTCAAACGACCAACTAATACAGTTCTATTAATCATAATTTCAATTTCTCCTTAAAATTCCTCAATTTCATCTGCTCTACTACCTGCTTGTTCCTAATTACAGCCCTAATGTACTTACCTGGACTCTCAATCTCTTCCCAATCAACTGCAGCTAGTGACGCTCGAGTCGAGTCTGCAAAATGGTCATCTACAAAATCGATATAGTGTGCTTCTAGGTCATTGCGTTCAATTACAGATAATCTATCTACTGGGAGATACAGTGGCATAAAATTACGCCACTCTTGCGCTCTGCGTGCCTTGCGTTGTTGCACTTCAACTGGTTCATGCTTCTTTTCCGGCTTACTTTTAACTGGCTTAGTTTCCACTTTCTTTGTCTTAGCTGAACTAGCAGTTAACTTCTTGCCTAACTTATAAACCCCTGCATTCCGCTTGCGTTCAGTAAACTCAATTAGACCTTTTTCAACTAAGCTATTTCGCCATTTAGCAAGGCTGATTCGATTAGATAATCCACTATAGGTCATTAGGATAGCGTTTCTAGGTGTCAATTCTTCTTGCCAACCACAATTATTAGCAACCATAATCAGCGCTTGTAACAGTGCTAATTCTTGAGGAGCTAGTGATTCGGTTTCCATAACTTTCTTGAGATTTGCAAAATACGTATAACTATTCATAGCTCCTCCTCGTTGCTAAGCTGGTTGTTCGTATAATTTCCGTTTCACAATTTCGTTCGCCATTTCACGTGTCTTAGAGTCCAACTTCTTGATATAATCACCAGCAAGTTGTTTATCAATATCACTACCAGTCATTGCAATTTTTACAACGGCAAGTAAACTTTGCTTCTTACCTTCATAAGTGATTTCAGCATTAATCAGTGTTTTATCGTCAATAACTGGCTTTTTTACTGGTTGTTGTTGACGTTGTGGTGCAGCTTGTCTGGTTGTCTTACGTCTAGTTACTGGACTACTAATTGGTTGTGCATCATCGTCTTCTTCACTAGCTATTCCAAATGCTGAACTGATTGCGTATCTTCTTGCGTAAGTTAAAGCTGAACCATATCCTTGAGCATCGTTTTTAGATACTGGAAGCATTGCATCAGAGAACTCTAGCCATGCACCGTTACCGCTAAAGATATATACCTTAGTGCCTGCTTTACCCTCTCCAGTAATGGTTTCAAATGTGTAACTTAGGTTAGTTCCTGAATCCTTAATCGCTGTATCAATTACTCTTAGAACTTCATCGAGCGGTGAGTAATTGTAGTTGTATGCCTTCTTGTTTTTCTTAGGCTGAGCCATTACAGCTTTGACCTTGTTGTAGTCAGTGAACAAATCAGCAATCATCTTACTTTTATCTGCTGGTTCTAATCCATCAATTGTTTTAATTAACATGGCTTCCTCCTAGATAATGGTTGTCTTTCTGTTAGGTTCCCATCTTGCACCTGCGACTTCTCTTCCGTCTTTCAAGTCTGAATAAAGTTGCTTTTTGTCAATCTTAATTACTTCTTCTTTTTTCTTATAAACATCAGGAAGTAATGCTTCGTTATCAATAACAGTTTTGGCTCTATAATTTCTTGGTTTTAGCAAGTGATTCTTGGTTTGAAGTTGTTTATATCCTGCTTCATCAATTTGATTGGTTAAAAATTCCATTAAGCGGTCATTCTGCTTAGTTAATCTGGCTTTTTCTTCAGCAAGCGTCTTATTTTTTTCTGCAAGCCAATCAATTCGAGACTTGTTATCTTCAATCCAGCTTGCAATGCTATCTAGTTTCTCATCTCTAGCTAGTTCTAAGCTTTCAAGCGTATCAGCTAATACTTCTGGATCTAGGTCTTTTTGCTTAATAATTTCAATTGCAGAATTGATTTCAAATAGATTCATATGTTATAATCTCCTTGATTTCGAATATTTTTAATGTACTAGTGGGTCGGGTCCTAATGACCACATTATCCAGATACCGATTGCCAATAGTGCGAAATATATAAGAGTTGACACGCTGATGCTGATTTTAGTATCAGCGTGTTTTTGTAATAAACTATTCCATTTCTTTAAATTTCTCATTTTAGGTCCTCCTGCTTACTCCAATCGATTCTTCTTCGGTTCTTCTCCATCCATTCACTAGCTTGTTTTACTAGAATGATGGTCTTTCTTGCTCCTGCTGTTCTATGTGGGAACATACACCAACCGCCATTTTCGTAGTTGGTTTCTGGGAATGCGTCAAAGATAAATGTTCTAACCCAGCTTGCTGATTTCCCACCGCAGTATTCTTTTCTAAATTGGTCAATATCAATCGTTCTTCCTGTAAGTTCCTCTTCAAGGCGTGGCTTCATTTCCATGAAAGTCGCCCTGATGAGTTCTTGCAGGCTTTTTTTATTGATTAGATCCATAGCTAGTCCTCTTCTTCAATTTCTTCAACCATTCTTCTAATTTCTGATTGAGATAATTGCATAATTGAAAAAATATAAGTTGTAATTATTTCTTTATCGATATCGTTATAATCGGCATAAGCCTGAATGTAAGTACACATCACGCTGATAAAATCCTCTTTGGATAATTGGTTTAAATTATAGATTTGACCAAGTGCTTTAATTTTTCTTTCCAATTCGTTCATTTTGTTCTCCTAATAAAAGTAATATCCTTTGTATTCGTTCCAGCTTTCGAATCTGTCTGAAACGCTCCAATTTCCTATGCATTCGATACTGCAGAAAATGTGGTGGTCGATATCTGTATAAATGCAATCTGACTTAGTTAAGTCCTTATCGCACATCATGCATTTCTTTTCTGGTACGTTGTTCATAGTCCCATCGCTCTCTTTTCTTCTTGTTCCTTAAGCATCTTCTTCAAAAAGAATGTTTGACCACGTCCGGTTATCTTTGGCGTGGTTTTTGTTTTGAACCCGTGGTTTGTGTGTACCACGGTTTCCTTAACTCTGAAATATCCACGCTCCAGTGATAATTGCGTTGGCTGGTTGTTCTTAGTCAAGAAGCCGTTTAGTCTTAGCCAGACAAAGAATCGAGTACCGCCAATATCTACACCGTTCTGTCTTAAGAAGTGAGCTACATCCCTAACCAACATTGTGTTTTCTGCACTGGCTACTGCATCATGGAATATTGCCTTAGGCGTCATTTCCTCGACTTGCTTCTGTGCTAGCAAGCGTTGTTCCTTTTCTGCTTTGAGTTGCTTAGCAAGTGTAATCAGCGTATCTGGGTTAAGCAGTGCTTCCTCGATTTTTTGCTCGGTCATGTATGCGCCGTGCTTTCTGATTGTCGGTAGGACTTCGGAAGTTACCCAGCGCTTGAATTTCTTGGCCGTTGGTAACTTGCTACTGAGAATCAAACTATATAGTCCTGATTCGTTGATTACCGTCAATCCTCGTGGAGATTCAAAAGTACCGTTTTGGTAGTTTTGCCGGTCTTCTGAATCAACATGTCGATTAATATCTCGACTGCCGTTTGAGTATCCTAAAATTTCGGCAACATCCTTGCCTACGAAATAAGGCTTACCATCAATTGATACTGTCCTTACTCTCGCATCTTCAAAATTGAAAACTTGTAAGTTATTCATATCGCACCTCTAATATACGTATCGTGTAGTTTAATTGCAAAAAATAATATTTTCAAATGGAACATTAACAACTTTAGCGAAGAGCTTAGCTGTTTCAACTTTCATCTGTATATTGCCATGTTCATATTCTCGATAGGTTGGTAATGATACTCCTAGTTCTTTGGCCATTTCAGCTTGTGTCCGGCTGGAATAGTTTCGAGCTTGTTTAATTGTAAATTCCATTTTTATTGCTCCTTTCATCAAAGTACACGTTTAGTATAGTACACGATTAATATATTTGCAACACATTTTATCGATTTTTCTAGTTATTTTGTATAAAGTTGATATACTTTAAGTGTATTAAATCATTTTTAACGATTGAGAGGTGTAGTTTATGAATATCTCATCAAGAATCAAATACTTACGTAATGAACATCATCTAACTCAAAAAGAATTAGCAAAAATGCTAAATGTTAAACCAACAACTATCTCTGGTTGGGAATTAGGTAGAAATGAGCCATCAATAGATACATTAAAAAAACTCTCTAGTCTTTTTAATGTATCAACCGAATACTTAATTGGTGGAGAAGACAATTCTTCTAACACTATCGACTTAAAAACTACTGATGTTCTTAGCTATGATGGCAAACCAGTTAGTCCCGAGGACTTGGCTATCATCCGTGCAATTTTGGAGCGAAACAAATAAGCCACTCAACGAGTGACTCAGGAGGTTATCTTTTGGATTATGATTTAGCTTTACGTAAAGTACTAAACAAAGGCTTTAGCTATGGTGTTGGTTTTATCCTTGAAAGTTTGAGAGCTGATTTTGTTAGTAGATGCATCCCTAGTCAAAGAAAAATCATACTGAACACAAACACAGACCCTAATAAACTACCTTTTATTGCTGGTCATGAGCTTGGTCATTACGTTAACGGCGATAATGGTATCTGCTACTACACACCTTCCAGTACCTTGCAGGCAGAAGCTCAGGCTGATAAATACAGTGTTAACTTGATGTACGAAATTGCAGAAGAACAAGATATTTACTTCTCAAATTCTATTGAATTCGCTAATGCATTCTCAATTCCATCAAATCGATTAGAGGCAGTTAACGAATTAGCACACAAACATAAATCTGTCTTTTATATCGATTTTTAATGTTTAGCTAAGACTTTTATGATATGATAAGCTCATCACAAATAAGAGAGAGTGATTATCATCTCTTTTTTGCGATAATCAGATGTTACTCTGATTTTTGTTTTTTTATTTCAAGCCTTAGCTTTTTGTTTTCAAGGAATTTTCTTTCCAAGGTCAACCCCTTGAAAACGAAGTAATGAGCTAAGGCTTTTATTTTGGCAATTTTAAGGTTGCTAGTGTTGTTGTTTTCTAATTGCCGTTTTAAGCACTCGATTTTTTATTTTAAGACTAAAACGAGTATTTATACTCAGTGATAATTTAAAACCAAATTTGACCGCTTAAATTAGCTAAAATCGATATTTAAATTTGAAACTCTATCTTTTGAATTTATATCTTTGAATCAGCTATCAAATATTACCCTGTGGATAACTTGGGGCTATGCCCTTTTATTAATTAATCATCTATCTATCTTTATAGTTTATAGTTTATATAGGTGTTAACGTTTATGATAATTTAAATTAACACAAATCTTAACACAAACGTTAACACAACTAAGTTATCCACAAGCACAACCCCATGTGGCTGTAGGCATCAGGTCGATTTTAGAATCACAAATTTATAAAAATTCAAAATTTTATAGTTATTAAGCAATAATGTATATAAAAATCCAATGGAGGATGTTATGAAAAATATTGAACTCATTATGAAAAAAATCGCAATTTGGCTTTGGGAATTTTTCAAAATAATGTTTTGGGCTTCAGTTGCATTTTGTGCAACTGCTGGTGTTTTAATTTGGAGATATTTAAGAAAAAGAAAAAAATCATCAAGTAAAAATGATATTCAGTCAAAAGACTAAAAGCAGGCAAAGATTTCTTATTTATATTTCAAAATATCCATTGCTTCTCTATTTTCTTCATAAAGCTTTTTCATAATATCATCTAGCTTAGGAGTAGCATCATCAGCAATAGGCTTAGGTTTAAGTGAAATATCTTTGTTACCTTTAGTTGCGTAACTCATCAGAATCCCCCTTACATTGAATATCGCCTTTATAACTAGATTATAACGAAAGGAGTCCACAATGGCATATATAACTAAGCGTGGCAAAGTATGGCAAGTCCGCCATTCCCGCAGACGTAAAAAGATAGTGCAGCAACCTGACGGCAGTTACAAAGTCGACTATGTATTAGAGCAGGTATCTAAGTCTGGATTTAAAACAAAAAGAACTGCTCAAGAGTACGCTGCACAACTGGAGCTTGAATCAGCAAAAGGCTATGACATCACAGCCAACCCTTCCTTTGCTGAATACTTTGAGGATTGGTACATCGAAACTAAAAAAGATAAGATTCGTAACACAACTCTAGTAAAATACATTCAAGATTCAAAACGCTTATATGATTACTTTGGATTTGAGAAACTTAAAAAGATTAAACGAATCGATTATCAACGCTTTATGAATACGCTTGACCTGGCTCCTGATTCAGTAAAGATGATTAATCGCAGGTACAGAGCATGTATAAGATACGCTATTAGAGATGGCATCATCAGCCGTGATTTTACAGACGGTGTTGAACTCAAAGGCAATGATAAGCAATCACGAGCAACTCAGTATTTGTCACTAGCAGAAATCAAGAAGCTACTATCTGTTGCAATTGCTACTCGTAATCCCAGATACACTTCTTCTTATATGATCATTACTGCACTTTTAACTGGAGCACGTTATGGAGAGATTGCAGGCTTGCAGTGGTCAGACCTGGATTCCAAAGCTAACACAATCAGAATTAATAAATCTTATAATCAGAACACTAAAACCAACGGGCCGACTAAGAATCTCCAATCAATCAGAACAATTATTGTTTCGCCAACGCTAGTTAAACTTATGCTAGAATTAAAGCAAAATGGTAGCAATTTTATATTTGGTTCTGTAGGATTAAAGATTCCGCCAGCAACTAACAACGTTGGTTCAGTTCTCAGGAATTTGATGAAAAAAGCTAAGATCACCAAAAAAGATTTTGTGTTCCACTCACTTCGGCATTGTCATGTTGCTCTACTTCACTCACAGGGAATTGACTGGTATGCTATAAGTAAAAGATTAGGACATAAAGACTTAAACGTTACTCTAAAAATCTATGCTTATATGCTGGATGAGGACAAGCGTAAAAGCGATACTTTAATCTCAAATAAGCTAGAAAAAATTGTGCAACAAAATGTGCAACAAAAATATAACAACTAA